GCTAAAATTTGTGGTTCCATAATTGAATCCAACCTGAAGATTTCCGTCCGCGTTTCCAATTCCATTGACTGTAAAACTGCTTCCTCCTCCAGAAGATGTAATTCCAGTTAGCTTGCTACCATCTCCGTAAAACGCAGATGCAGAAATATTTATACTGGCGGTTAAATCGCCGGCAACAGCCAAAGTCGTACCATCAAAAGTCAGACTAGCTTCGCACGTTAATGTGTTCGCGTCACCACCAACATTTGTTAAAAGAGCATTATTGGTCGCGTTAGAAACTCTGGGAATATTTATAATCGAAGAGCCATCGGATGTGCTTAAATTACCCGATAAGATATTTCCAACAATTAAATCTCCTGGAATATATTCCTTGGCCGCTATGACGGTACCAGAGAGAGTGTTATAAGCCATCTTTCAACAACACCTCCTCAGAATATTAACCAGTTAGTACCGTCCGAATATAAGTTAATTGCCGGCATTGTGCCAGTAAGAATATAGTAGCGACTGCCTTCAATCATTGGGCTTCCGCTATAGGCTCCAGAAACATAAATTGCAGTCGCTGCTCGTTGCATATATTCATCCTTAATTAAAAGAAGGGCGCCGGCCCCCACCGCAGAGGCAGTGGGAAGATGGATCGTTTGATTAGCGCTAGCACTGCAGCCGATAATATAATCATCATTCTGCAATGTGTTGGTAGCCGCCGTCACTTTTCTATAGCGGCCCGCAAATCCTCTTACATGAACACGCTTAGTAATCGCCGAGGCACTCAATGTGTAATCGAATGTGGTTGGCGCAGTAACAGTTAAACTTCCTGTTCGAATGTGCATGTCGTCCACTGTGTTTCCGAAATAGGTCGACCCAGTAGAGTCAATAGTGGTCACATCTGCGATGTGATAATGACTTGCACTCACAATACCCTTAACAACCAATGTGCCGGTCAAAACAACTGTATTGGCGGCAATCTCACCTACGGCGCCGGTATAATACATAAAATTTAAAGAACCAGTTGTGTTTCCCGCACCAGTTAAAAACTGAATAGAACCGGTGGCTCCGAAAGCGCCGCCATCGCTAGCACTGCTGCAGTTTACATATGCCCATCCAAAATTAGCCATTAATAAAATACCTCGATCATGTTAAATGCCCATCCCAAACATCTCAAATTCCCATACGCAAGTCACGTTAAAATCAACGCCATTAGCATGCGGGTCAACCGAAACGCCCACTACATCACCGGCATTAAAATGGCTTGAGCCAGTAAAGTTAAAGAAAGAAGTGGTGGCCACTGAAGCTGGGCAATTTACAACTTGTGTTTCTACCAGCTCACCCTGCTCATCGGTGTTAACAAAGCCGTTTCCGTTAGTGGCTTTATACAATCTAATAATACAATTACCACCTTGTGAGCCGGAAGGCCTGAAGATCACTCTTTTCAGCACACCAGTGAAGGGGACAACCATTTGGTTCTTTTCTGTGGCGTTGTTGGGTGCGCCGGCCACAGCTGTTCCCTGAAACGGGAGCCATTTTTCATTTGTAGCTGTGGTGCCATAAGAATGGTGAGTAAACTGAATCTGCTTAGCTCTCAAGCTGCCGGATATTATGCCCGAGCCAGTAATATTTAAATTACCTGCGGCCGTCACCGAGCCGGCGCTTTCTATCGTTGCAGATGACGATATTTTAGTCGCTTTAACTGCTCCGTTGGCTGTTACTGTGTTGGCTGCAAGTCTCAATAAATCTGTATCAGATGCAATCCCTATAAATTTGCCATCATCTATTGTGAGCGATCGGCCTTTTAAATCTAGAGATGCAGTTAGCTGGCCAGCAATCCGGAGATCGTTAGCAGCCAGAGTTAGCAAATCATTATCGGCGACAGTTCCTATCTTTCCGTTGGTGTCGATTCGAACACCATGACCTTCAACTCTCGCAGAGGCAGAAATATGGCCGGCGACAGCCACATTGTTAGCAGTTAAAGTTATCAAATCTGTATCAGCTGCGCAGCCAATCGCTTTTCCATTGTCAATTATAAGGGAACGGCCGGCGAGGTCCGTTGAGGCGGTGAGGGCGCCGGCGACAGTCACAGTATTATCAGTTAATGTTATTAAATTGCCATCGGTATTAGTACCAATAGACTTGCCGCTCTGAATTACCAAGGAATGAGCGGATGCGCCTGCGGATGCAGACATGGCGCCGGCTACATTTAAAGCAGATCCGTTGAAAGTCAAATTAGCTTCAACATCAGCAGTGCTGGCGCCGCCATATGTAACAAGACCGTTAGCAGTTGAACCATTAAAGCTAATACCTCCTCCGCCGCCTCCGCTAGGTTCTTCTAAAACAACCACTCCAGCTGTCGTCACAGCCAAAAAGCTACTAGGACCCGCAGCAGAACCACTTGCAACTCCTGATAATTTTACAGCACCGGAAACATTTAACGAGCTACCGAGAACAGTTGCTCCTACAAATGTCGCTTCAGAGGCACCGGAAATTTGTCCGGTTCCATCTATGTAAAGTTTTGTGTTTCCACTATTGTTTCTTACCTGCACTTGCGTAGTAGCATCATCAGCACCCAAATCAAATTGAATGTGTTTTCCGGTTGCCTGATTATCTATACGAAGATGACCGGTTTTATTAACAATAAGGGAATTATTACTGTTGTGCTGAAGGCCTAAATCGCCGCCGGCGCCGATGAGCACCTTTCTGCTGTCGGCGTTAATAAATATTCCTTCCGAAGCCGTTAGTTGGCTCGCAACAGTAGTTATATCAGCCGCAGCATCTCCGAGATAAGAACTTCCAGAGACAATGAGGTCACCAGCCGCAATTGTTAATGCAGGACTAGAGCCCGTGATAATAATATGGCCACCGGAAATTTCTGTTGAACCAGCGGAACTAGAAAAATACGAACCAGTTGAGGAAATAGTAGTCGAACTTCCCGAGAAGCCCATGCTGCCTGTAAAGCCAATACTAGAAGCTGAAATTGATAGTGGCGAGCCACCAGCTATAGTGGTAGCGGTCACAGTCGTAACGTAAAGGTTGGCCCATTTTTTATCAGAAGCGCCCAAATCTTTCGCATTATTGACTGTAGGCGAGATGTGGCCGGCGGCTAACACATTTCCACTAACTTGGAGTACGTTCCCTAGAATAGTCTTACCAACAAACTTAGCGGGTCCGGAACCTGATATTGCGCCAGCGACAGTTAATTTATGTGTTGGGTTTGTGGTTCCAATGCCGACGTTTCCGCCATTGTCGACCATCACCTTTTGCGAACTTCCGCCGGCGCCAAGGTACAGGTCTGCTTCACTATAAAGTGTTACATCTTGATCTCCGGTGTCCCACGAAATTCCGCCAGATGTAGTTCCGCCGTTCTTGGTAAACAGAACGTTCCCGCCGTTGGTATCTCCGGTATCGACCTCCACGGTTCTTCCGCTTGGTCTGATACGAAGTCTACCGTTGCTGGTAGTAGAAAAGTCGGTAAAGTGTGTCTCGTCAGTATGAGTTATTCGAAGTTGAGGAAGGTTGTCATCGTTCTGAACTTCCAACATTCGGTTTGGGCTCGTCGTTCCGATGCCGAGTAATCCCTCGCCAGTCAGTTTGAGTAATGATGTTGTTCCAGCGGCATTCTCTACGACAAGCGCTGCATCGGAACCGTTCGTGCCGGCGCGCACATAAGGGCCATAGGATTGTCCTGTGGTTGTGCTAGCTCTAAAGCTGACTACGTATTGGTTTGCAGCGCCATTAACTTGCAGACCCTCAACCCCAGAATTCGAATCAATTTGTAAGGTGTGGGAAGGGTTCACCGTCCCAATACCAACATTGCCGGCGGTTCCAGAGATAGCAAGGCGTGTTGTTCCGCCCGTTTTAAGGCCTATGTAATCATCTTCCCAGTCGAGTCGTGTATCGACATCATCTTCGTTTTTTATGTCGCCAAGTTGCCTAGGCCCTTTAGAGGTGTTATAAGCCATTTATCTGCCCCCTTTTAACTATAAATAGCCAGTATTATAATAAAAGGTTCACTAATAATGGCTGACTTACCCAACCCCAATTGAACCACTCCAGTTAGGCCCAGTTGAAGTAGCTGCTCGGCCGCCATAAATGTTAGTTAGGCCGGCCACCACCTCAACAGCAGACGATCCGGAAAGCCACAATTGTGATACTTTTATTTCCATCACTTCGCTCTTACCAAGAACACCGCCATTGGCGCTTCCTGATTGTACTGTAAAATATGCAACGCCGGCGGCCTTTCCTAAAGTGGCAGTCCAATTGGCGTCTGCTCTTACACCGGCCTCTGAAAAACCCACTTTCAAAGGGGTGCCCGCTTTGTTGATGACCTGAACCCATTTAGTTACGTTGGGGAAAGATACTTTAACGGCACTGGTCGCGTTTACAGAACCACTAGCAAAGGGGCGGCCGCTTACTTGGTATGAGCCCACATTATTGAGCCCGACTCCGACAGCCCAGCTTGATGTAAATTGATTTGCACTTGCCATGTCTATAAACCTCCAGTTTTAGTGCTTTTAACATAAATAGTCATTTATTTCTTCTATTGCGTCTTTCTATTGCTCTTTGTTTTTTTAGCTGTTCGCGAAGACGTGCGCGATGGGCTCTCTTTCTTTTTTCTTTTTTTACAACAGAAGGTTTTTTATACCTTCTGCGATCTTTTACCTGTTCAATAATTCGCTCTTTTTTGACTTTTTTATTAAACTTGCGAATCAATCTTTCATTGTTGTTTCTACACTCTCTAGCGGTTACTATTACATTTATTTTATTAGCCATTGTATTCCTATTTCATCGCCTTCCAAATTTTTGAAGCGCCCCCAACTAAAGATGAGATATCAACACCAGAGTCTCCTGGGTGCCCTAAATCAACGGAGCCTTTTTTGGGAGCAGCCGCTTCATAATTATTAAAAGGCTCTGTTCCTTCAAACAAATTAACTCCATTATAAGCATCCTTGTTCATTGCATTCATTAGTTTAGCGCGATGCTCACTAATTCGAGTGCGCGATTCGGATGCTTTTTGGCTCATCGTCTGTGGGGGCGTTGGGATCTCTCTGGCTTCAACCATGAGCGTTCCGCCAAGGCCGGTGGCCACTTCAGATACTATATTAGCAAGAAGGCCTTCTTCGAGAAGAACTTCATGAATACACTCCTTAACAAGAGGCTTAATAAGCTGTTTTAGCTCAGACTTCTTCATCCAACACCTCGTTTAATAATCTGTTTATTCTATCAGCCTTAGTGAAAACTTTGTTGGAATAGTTTTTTGCTTCTTGCATCATAAATGCATTCGGCGTCGAAGGCTCAGATACAAAATCAAAACAAATTAATTGGAAGTCATCCTCGACAATTGTCTGACCTGCGCTTTCCTGCACAGAGCCCATTCCCCGAGAAGAGATTCCAAGTTTAACGCCAGAATTCACTAAACTTTTTAAAACCTGCCCAGAGGGAGTATCCAAGACTTTAACTTTGCCCATAACATTTTTCTGATCCCACCAAACATCCGTTACAAGATGCGAGGCGTTTTTGAGGTTGATAACTGAATCTTCTGGATGATCTAATTCTCCAAGGGCTCGGCGCTCTTGTACAAGCTTTTGATAGTTTTTCATCTCCCTCATTAAGACGCGATGAGGATATATTCGGCCATTTCCGTTTTGTACATCGGCCTCTTGAAGTTTTCCGGATAATATCATACCGCCGCTGGCCACAAATCTTTTTTCTTCTTCAGTTAAAAGATCCTGGCAAACACCACCTTCGCAGAGTTCATAATATTCTCTTAATAATTTCTTTCCCATCGTCACGATCCTTTACAGCAGCGACGAACTGGCTGTAACATCCATTTATTAGTCCAACTTGTGTTCATGTTTTACTCCGTCATCTCCGAAGAGCATTGATAAAATGTATGATGTTCCCGATGATAAACCTCCAAGAAGGAAGAAATTAAATACAGTTACATCAAAACTAAATAGTTCTGTAAAGGGAGAAAGTAGCATTAATAGCCAACCAACATGGAAACCCATGCACATAGGGCAGTTTGCTAGTTCTCCAAGTTTGCCTTTCTTTGGTCTTAGTCTCGATAAAATCTTGCCATAGACAAGAATTTGCGTAAGCCCGTAGGCGCAAAGTATGAATGTTAATAATTCTGTCATTCTGTTCCCGATACCGTTCTTTTGTTAAAATTTTGAGAGATATAATTTTGCAGCAACTTAGTGATGTTTAAGTTTTTAAGCGGGGTTCTATCATCCATTTTTTCTAATGTGGCGCCTAGAGTTTTTAAAAACGCATTCTCAATAGGGTCGTCAACAATTTTGGAAACATCATCATCAACATCTAAATAATCCAAAGCAGTGCCGCTTCTTGATTCGTCTGGAAGCTGGTAAGCTTGTTTAGCAAAATCAAACATAGTTTTGGCACTCGCCAAAAACGGAACTTTTCCTATCAATTCATCAACCACGGCGCTCTTAGCTGCGTCGACAACGCCACCTTTTAGCTGATCTCCCCTTTTTTTAAGCTGGGCTGTCTGGATTAGAGCCTTCAAATCGCCTATGGTTTGAACATCTCGTACTGTTTTTATGTTAGAAACCCCTTCTTCATCAGCCTCATTTTCATTTACAACTTTTCGCCAGCTGTCCATGATTAATTTCATTTCAGACATCTTGTAATTCCTATATTGTATAAAGATAATTTAGCGAGTAAGGATCTCTAACAAACCCGGTTCGGATTGAGCCCTGCTCTGTACGCTGGGGTACCTCTCCCAGTTCTGTGGAGTCTGTTTTGTCCGGGTGGGTCAATTCGTCGTCAGCCATTGAAATGATGGCCTCTGTGGATTCAAAATATGGCCTCTCTTCTTCAATAAAAGAATTGATGTTAATTAGAGCTAATTTAGCAGAGTTAAGGCTCTCGTTAAAAGGCTTTTGAAGGGTGCCTTCAAAAGATCCGTAATATGAGCCGGCCTGAATAGATTCAGGAATGACCAATCCGCGTTTGCGTAAATGTGCGAATAACCTATTTTGCGCACCATACACTAAATCATTCATTGTCTCTTTGGGGAAAGCTAATATTTTATTACTATTTGTGGATAAAACAATATCAATATCGCCATGATCAAAAATCATTAAGTCGCCGTTTAGACTTTTACGGATATCCATTTCAAGCTGCACAACTTCAACATTGGCGCCTTTGCCGATTTTAACTTTAATCGCCATTTTGTTTAATTTCCTTTACTAATTCTTGTGTTTTTAAAATAGTAAGCAGGGCGCCTTCGTCTAGTTTATGTGAATAAAACCCTTCCAGTTTCTCAATTACTAATTGTGTTTTTCGAGCCATCGAAGGATCTTCTTTGATCTCTGCAACATTAAGTGAATTTTGCAGAGCCTCTTTCAATCGTGCTATTTCATCATTAAGAAAAACTTTTAAAGACAAGGAATTGTCCACAAAAGAAGAAATATAATGAGTCAACAATTCTTTTTGTTCGGCTAATAGAGTGGTATTATACTTCTCGTTAAATTTACTAATGAAGCGCTCTAAGACCAATCCATCAATTTTAGCAGTTTCATTTGGAATTATTGGCGTGTGACTCATATTATCAATTAAGTGACTTTCTAAAATAATAGAATTTTTCGGCGAAAGTTTTCCAGAAAATATTTGAGCAATTGTAGCCAATGTTCTATAGTTCGGCACAAAAGTGTTGTAAAAGTCCGAAGTGTATTCTTCGTTTACATCTTTTATTAATTCCGTTTGCTTTTTGAATAACACTTGGGGGTCTACAAGTCGAGCGCTCAATTTTGCTTCTTTTAAAATCTTTTCAGCTGTATGTTTATCTATACTGTTGGTTTCGTATAAAGACCTATAGCAATCTAAGTGACTGCGCAACAAAGAGCCTTCCGCAAAATGTTTATTAAGAATACGAAAAGCTTTTTTTCGTCTAGGTGCGTCATTTTTAATAATCGATGCTGTTGCTTCTTTGACTAATGACTCATAAATAAACGCTGTGTTCCTTTTTTTATTGTGCTTTATCTTCATCCTGATGC